TGCCATAAGTGTATTATATGGTGGTGGAGAGTTTCAAAAAGCCTTAACAAGAGGTGATGGAATAGAGGGATTAGACATAACACATAATATTAGACATCTAGTACCAGAACAAATAGAACATGAAGGAGTGCTACAAATTAGTGGTGAAGTAGTCGCTCCTAAGACGATACCAAACGCAAGAAACTATGCAGCGGGTGCACTCAGTCTTAAGGACAGTATAGAATTTAAGACTAGAGAATTGGACTTTGTTGCTCATGGAGTATCGCCTTATCCAACAGATAACTATGTCTCGGATATGAGGTTTGTTTCAAATCTCGGAATCCAGACTGCCATTGATAGTGATTACACTCAGTTTCCTCATGATGGATCAGTTTTCCGTGTTGCAGATAACAATCGTTTTGATCATCACGGTTACACTAGCCATCACCCAAGAGGAGCTTTTGCTCTCAAAGAGCAAGAAACTGGGGTAATCACTACACTCCAAAAAGTTAGTTGGCAAGTAGGAAAGTCAGGAGCAGTTTCTCCTGTCGCACACTTTGATCCAATTAACATAGAGGGCGCTATAGTATCTAAAGCCACACTACACAATAAGTCTATCATTGAAGCACTAGACCTCAAGTTAGGTTGTAAGATAGAAGTAATTCGAGCAGGAAAAATTATACCCCAAGTATTAAGGAGAGTAGATGTTTAGTTTAATCATTGATAATCAAAAATATATTGAAAGTAAGTATGCACCTGAAGAACATAAATATACAGGGTGGTACTGGGTTCCAGAAGAAAAAGCTTTTATGAGATGGCAAGATATGATCGACTTTTATCAAAGAAACCGAGAAAAAGAGGAAACTTAAAGTGAAAAACTTAATTATGTTGAGTTTAATATTTTCAGTAGGGTGTGTTAACACAGATCCGCTTGATAAGACTCCATATTTTGATCCCCAAAAAGTTTATTGTCCAAAAGGAACAATACAGCTTTGTAAAGGAGCAAATAAAAGAGACTTATCTTGTCAGTGTGTAAGCTCAATCAGATTACCAGATAATATATGACACGAGAAGAAGCACTAAAACATACAATAGCAGAACAACAAAAACAAATATATAATTTATATATAAGAATAGAACAATTAAATGAAATACTCAAAAGAAGAGATAGAGAACAGCAAAAGAATATTTAAGAGTGCAACACCCAAAGGTGATGTAACTTGGTATGTAAAGTGGGGTGCCTCACTGATTTTACTCTCTGCAATGATAGTAAGAGCAGCGGCAGTCAATCCCTATTTAGATACTATACTGTCTTTCATTGGGTGTTTAGGCTGGCTTTATGTTTCTCTAGCTTGGAAAGATAGAGCCTTAATCATACTAAATGCAGTAGCTTGCTGTATTTTAGCCATAGGTATACTCAGACAATCGTTTGGAGTTCTTCTCATAGCGTGAGTGGAGTATATAATCAAACTTACTTCAATAATCACCCTCTCGAAAAAGAAAGAGAGGGTGTTTTATATGGAGTTATATTAGTCAATCAAAGAACATTTGAACGAGAATGTATCAAAGTGGGAATCGCTAGTGGAAAAGACTGGCGACACGTAATAAAACGAAGTAGAGGGTTTAAAGGATATGACTTACGTATTCAACGAACTTACCATGACACAATTTATAACTGTTGGAAAATTGAGCAAGAACTTCATAAAAAGTTTAAGCATGATAGTTATAGTCCTAAACAAAAGTTTGGTGGGCATACAGAGTGTTTTAAAATTTCGTCGCTTATTTTGCGGGAGTTCCCAAAAAATAATTCTTGACAGATGGTTAAATCTTTAGTATAATATAATTATAAAAATGAAAGAGAGACAGATTTTATGCAAGAAATAATTATACCTACACATTGTCCAGCTTGTAATTCTGAGTTAGATACTGTGAAAGATCAATTATTTTGTAGAAATGTGAACTGTCCTGCACAAAGCTCTAAGAAAGTAGAACACTTTGCCAAGACTTTGAAGATCAAAGGACTTGGTGTAGCTACGATAGAGAAGCTGGACTTACAAGACTACCATGATATCTACTCTTTCGACGAAGAGGAATTGATCGAACTACTAGGTTCGGAAAAGTTAGGAGCAAAATTGTTTGCTGAGATAGAAAATTCTAAATCAGCAGACTTAACAACACTCCTTCCAGCTTTTTCGATACCGCTGATAGGGCGGAGCGCATCTAATAAGTTGACCAAACAGGTCTCGAATATTTCAGAGATAACCTACCAGAAAAGTACAGATGTTGGTCTCGGTCCTAAAGCGGCGTCGAATCTTATGAACTGGTTAGATAATGTATTCTATCCAATGGAATACGATCAACTACCTTTTTCTTTCTCTTGTGAGAAATCTGAAGTCAGCTACACAAAAGGTGTAGTTTGTATAACAGGAAAACTGAAGAGCTATCCAACTAAAGCAGCAGCTCAAAAAGTTTTACAAAGTCATGGATTTGAGACAAAGGATAATCTTACAAAGGACGTTACTATACTACTTAATGAAAGTGGTATAGAGAGTGCTAAAACTAATAAAGCACAACAAATGAATGTAAAAATTTATAACAACATAAAAATTTTAATAGAGGAAAATTAAAAAATGGCATTACCAAAATGGACAGACGAAAGAACACAGCAACTAGTGGACTTCGTCGGTGATTCAAGTCCTGTAACACAGGCAATGGTTGCAGAAGCTGCTGAAGATCTAGAAACTTCTACAAGAAGTGTATCTTCTAAGCTAAGAAAAATGGGTTTTGATGTTGAATTAGCTTCAGCATCTGCTTCAAAGTCTTTCTCAGAAGAGCAAGAAGCTACCCTTAGCAATTTCGTTCAAGATAACTCTGGTGCATACACTTATGCAGAAATTGCTGAAAACTTTGAAGGTGGAGCATTTAGTGCAAAGTCTATTCAAGGTAAAATTCTTTCTATGGAACTTACAGAGCATGTCAAACCAGCTCCTAAAGTAGAAAGTGTTAGAACTTATACTCCAGAAGAAGAAGATACTTTTATTTCTATGGTCAACGATGGCGCTTTCGTAGAAGCTATCGCTGAGTCTTTAGGTAAAAGTGTTAATTCTATCAGAGGTAAAGCTCTTTCATTACTTAGAAGTGGTGACATCAATGCTATTCCTAAGCAAGAACACACAAAAGGATCATCTAAAGCAGACGTTTTAGCTGACCTTGATATTTCTGAAATGACTGTTCAAGAAATTGCTGATGATATTGGCAAAACAGTAAGAGGCGTTAAAACTATGTTAACAAGACGTGGTTTACAATGTGCTGATTACAACGGAGCAGCTAGAAAAGAAATAGGCTAACTAGCAATATTTAGCGGGGAGGGGCAAGCCCTCCCTTTTTTTGAGAGAGATTTATGAATATTGCCAGTGCATTACTTAAACAATTAGTATATCAACAAGACTTAGATACTTGGGCTCAAGTAAAGGAAATTTATTTACCTAATGAGTACCGAGGGATTTTTAACGTCTTGGAAAAGCACGTAGATAATTATCAATCTCTCCCAACATTTGAAGAACTAAAAGCTGGTCAACGAGACCAGAAAATACAAGAAAAACTAGCCGCGATTGAATCCATCGAAGTTGAAGTGGACGCAGATATGTTGCTCGACTATCTCAAGAATGAATACACTCAAACTGAAATATTAGATGAATTAGATCGTTATGTAGAGAAAACAGTTACAATGGCTAGTGCAGAAGAAAATATAGAACAACTACAAGAAATAGTTCTAAACGTAAGTGATAAGGTAGATGTTACACCACCTTCAGAAAGTATGCAAACTATTACACTTTTTGAAGATGATGAACAAAGAGCAAAGTATTTACCTTTAGGACTAAACACAGATTATGACGCAAGCGTCAAATTTTCACCCAAAGACCTAGTGCTTGTTGGTGGACGACGAGGTTCAGGTAAGTCATTGACTTCTTGTAACCTTGCTGTTAATGTTTATGATTCAGGCAGAACTGCTCTCTATTTCACTATTGAAATGGATAGTAGGTCTATCTTACAAAGAATGTGCTCTATCAGTACAGGAGTTACTTTTACTAATATTCGTGATAAATTCATGAATCCAGAAGAGTGGAATCTTGTTGCTGGTTGGTGGGCAAATCGTTTTCAGGGTGGAAACGAACTTTTACAAGAATATGAATCAACTAGAGATTTTGATGACTTTCACAGAAAGTTAGTTAAAAATCCTTTAAACGAAGATAGGCAATTAGATGTAATCTATGATCCAGCCCTCACTCTCTCAAAAATTCAAAGCGAACTCGATAAGAGGGTTAGTCGTACAGACATTGGTATCGTAATCGTAGATTATCTAAACCAAGTTCGTCGCCACAATGCACCAGGCCGAAACAGTCAATATGACTGGCAGGAGCAGATAGAAATAAGTAAAAAACTAAAGTCTTATGCGCAAGAGTATGAAACTTTAGTTTTTGCTCCGTATCAAACAGATTCTAGTGGAGAGGCTAGATTTGCAAAAGGTATATTAGATGCAGCTGATGCAGCTTACTCTCTTGAAACATGGGAGCCGCAAGATCAGTGTATGACATTTAACTGTACCAAAATGAGAAATAATGAAGTAAAAGGTTTTTCAAGTGAAGTTAATTGGAAGTCATTAAAGATTGGTCCCGCTTCTGCATTAACTCCAACAGAAAAGGAAAAGATGAAAGAAGATATGGGACTAGGTACAGAAGGTGAAGAGGCACAAGACTTATGAGATTATTAGAAAAAGTATATCAAGTAAATAATTCAGGACTGGGAGATGTTAGAATATTCTCAGATAGAATTTTTTGTTATAAAAGATACCATGTTGATTGGGGAGATGGAAATGAAACCATGTACTCAAGTCTTTGGTATAAACTATCTGAAATAGAAGAATTAGTAGAACAAAAGGTATTTGGAATTAAAAAATGATACTATATACAGAAAAACAATTACAAACAGCATACATACTGTATGTAAGAAAATTACACGAATATAATTTAAGTAGTGAAGTCTATGTAAAAATTCCATCATTGGAAGAATTTAGACCAATCTACGAGGCAGAAATGGAGTTACAATATGGAGACGATTTCATACATTAAAGATTGTATCTATAGAAAGTTATTAGGACTACGATTAGTATGTCCTCATTGTGGTAAGGAATTACCAAAGGAGTTAGATATTGATAGTAACAGATGAAAAAATATTAAGACAAGTATCAAAAGAAGTCTCAGAAGTAGACCCAAAGATACTAAAAGATATGGAAGATACCATGAAAGAGCATAATGGTATAGGAATCTCAGCGATTCAAATAGGACACCCAATAAGAGTTTTCTTAGCAGGTAGTCCTCCACAAGTTTTTATAAACC